GTCCCACTCCAGACCGATCAGGGTTCGATGGTCGACCATTCGTCCGCTGGTAGGGAGTAGATCAGCCACGGCACACCGCTTTGTCTGCAGGCACGCTGATCCAGTTCGCTAGCAGGTCCGCCCTTCGGGTGGCTATGGACAATCGCAAGGATCTCGCCGTTGACGGACGCCCGATAGTAATCACGCGGGTGCATGACGAAGTGCTTTTCCGGTTCCTCGCAAACATTGCGGCAAGGCCAGTACATCTGACCGGTGGCAGCTTGGATCACCACACCGCAGGCTTCGTAAGGTGCAGCGGATCTGGCGTGGCGCTCGGCCTCAGATTTGGATGCGGGAGCCAGGGTAACCACCATGCGGATAGTCAGAAATGCCTTGGGACTGGAAGCGGATCTTGCAGCTATTGAACCGCTTGCCGCAAACATCAGAAGTGCTGACGCCTACAGCATTGTCGTTCACGTCAAAAAAACTGCCGCCGGTGTAGCCGCACTCAGGACCGCGATAGACCCACGGGCAGTAGTCCTGCACTTGCCGGCCAGGGAGTTGCAGGTTGGTCAGGTCTAGTTTGCTGACCAGTTCAAATTCAACAAGCTGGATATTTTCCTTTGATACTCGGTCGATGTACCAGACCTGATCTTCAAACTTGGCGGTTGGGTCGGCAGTTGGGTTGACACCACCAGGGAAGTTGACGGCATCGAGGAATTTTTTGCAGGTGCGAATGCGCGTGACCTTGGCCTGCAGCGGGTTGTAGGTCAGCAGCAATGCCGAGATCGCGCCGGTGACGTTGGCAATCCGCATGGTGGGACGCGGCAACGTACCCTTTGAAGTCAGCTCGAAACCATCTACCTCGATGGGCGCGGCGCTGTAGGTGATGCCTTGGAACACCACGTTGCCAGTCAGGGCGTTGGTGCCAGCGTGGTAATAAAAGGTGGTGTCAATCCCGTTAACCGCCAACGTGAGCTGCAGTTGGAACAGCTCGATAATTGCTGATGGATCCAGCTTTTGGATCTCGGTTTGGATTGACGTTGGTGTCGTCATGCTTCAAATACCTGCTCAAAAGTGGCAGTGATCGTATTGATGTTTGCAAGATCAAAACTGCGATTCCAAGATCTGCACACCCATTTGTATGCAGTCGCAGAATTAATCGGCGTCCAGTCAAAGCTTTCTGTGCCACCACGAGCATCAAAGAACGCTTCAATTGCTGTCGCGTCGGTATTGCTCTTAGCGCTCCAAGTCAGATCCCATTTCTTGGGATTTTGATTGATGCCAAATTGAACACGCTGCTCGTAGCCATCGCCAAACTTGACGGCATTGACAACAGGTTGTGATTGCTTTTGAACGCCAAAGTCAGGCGTGGTGCCACCGGTGCTAGTGCCAACAGTGGCGTCGTTGAAAGTAGCCATTACGCAAGCAAGCCTCCAGGACGACGTTGTTTGATTAATTCTGCCTGCACAGCAGCACCAATTACCTTGCCAAGCTGGTTGGCCTGACCGCCGTTACCTTCAACGCTAGAACCACTTGCGTCGACGTTCACCACAACGCTGCCCATATCTGAACCACCCTTCATGGTTACAGGAATTGTGCGGCCATCAGGCAGCGGTACATAGGCTTCAGGACGGCTCCCTTCGCCGTACATGGCGAGCTGAGGACCATAAGCAATGCCGCCGGTGCCATAACGCTTGAGTTTCATTGGACCGCTAGGAGTCATAATGCCGCCCATCGCGAATTTGAAACCACCAGTAAACGCAAGCGGGTTGAACGATGTAGCGCCCATGTTGTACTGAGAAACACCAGCCAAAGGCGAAATAGCAGATCCGGTCGCTCCACCAAGGAAACCCAGTGAACTCATAATTGTCTTAAGAACAAATTGCTGAATAATCATGCGTGCTGTCTGATTCAAAATTTCAACAGCAAATGCTTGGTAATTAGCGGTGCCGGTTGTCGCAAGATCAACAATTGAATTTTCTACGCCCTTAATTCCTTGTTCAGCCAGTGACGCAAAAGCCTCACGAACAGTACCAACATTATTTGCGTAACCAACAAGACCGTCTTTCAAACCACCCATTACGTCAGCGTTGTACTGCATCGCACGGGCGTTCTCGTACACCTTTTCAGTGATACTACGGAAGCCATCTTCAGTAGAAGCAAACCAGTCGGACATGGCCTGACCGGTCTCACCCTTTGCAAGTTCATTTGACGCTTCTTCAAGTTGTTGAAGAGCCTGAATCAGCGGACCTTCATTGAGGTTGCCGCCAGCCTGAGCGGCTTCTCGTGCAAGATTAAAAACTTTTCGTGCAAGATCATCTGTTTGCTTGCCAGCTTCCCTGACGGACTTGTTGTAATTGCTTTCAATCTTTTCCCAAGCAGTTGCACCCAATGCCTGCAGTGCTTCAACCGTTTCGTTGATTTTGAAATTCAGTTGCCGCTCAAGTTCACCGGCTTGACGGGTGAGATCATTGCGACGCTCCAGTAGGCGTTCTTGACGCTTGGCTTCCTGTTCGGCCTTTTTACTTTCGCCGCCACCACCATCAGCAGTGATGCCAGGTAAACCGCTGGGACGTGATGTGGTTCCTGCTCCAGCGGAAGGAATTCGTGAACGCTCTTGACGCAATTCACTTTGCAGTTGAGTTAGCACGCCACGCCGGCGAGCAGTCATTGAATCTGTCGGTCCAGCCAAATCAGCCGTGACACCTTTAATTCGTTTCTCTAGATCCGCAATTCGCTCAGGATCGTAAAATTTCATGCCCATGAAACGGGCAAGTGCATTTGCAGCTCTTGTTATTGCATTAACAATGTCGGCAAAAATTGTTTGAAATGCAGCGCCAATAGGTGCCAGCAAGCGACCAACACTTTCACTCAACTTTGACAACGAAGCCTGCAGGCGATCACCAGCAGATTGCGGTCCTTGAGCAATAATTTCCGCGCTCTTGCCGTAACGCTTGAACAGTTCTTCCGCGAACTTCTGGAAGTCCTGTAGCGAGACTTTGCCGTCTTCAAGAGCCTTATCCAGCTCCTGCGGCGTCATGCCAACAGACTTGGCAAACAGGGTGAATGCACCGGGCAGACGCTCGCCAATCTGCTGGCGAAGTTCTTCTGCACTAACTTTGCCCTTGCTGAAGACCTGAGCCGTAGCACGGAGTGCGGCCTCCATGTCCTGCAGGCTGCCGCCAGTGCCGCGAATACCAGCGGCAATACCAAGGAACGCTTTTTCGGCATCGCGGACGTTGCCACCAGCGCCAAGGACAGAGGCAGATAGTTGCGTGAACTGACGCGTGATTAGTTCTTGAGGAATGGCCAGCCGTTGACTGGTTGCATTGATAAAATCAAGAGCTTTTTGGTATGAAACCGAATCCTCGGTAACCAGCTTCAATGCAGTTCGTTGTCTTTCAATTGACGCGGTGTAGCTGGCTAGTCCTGCGACCTGCTGCCCCATCATTCCGGCTTGGGCGCCAATCGCACCACCAGCAGCCATGCCAGCAAGGCCGAACGGTGCGCCAGCCAGAGCGCCAACAGCACCAAGCGGACCACCAAACACACCAGCAGCAGCAACCGTGCCAGCGCCCCTAGCAAGTCCCATCAGGCGACCAGTGCCACCACCGGGCTGCACCTTTTTCAGTTGAGCCTCAAGCTTCGCTGCTTCAGCGTTTGCTTGTTTGAATTCAGCAGTTCCAATCTCAACACTATTTGCAATCTCACGCCATGCATTCGCATAACCCTTGAGATTGTTAATGCTGTTCGCAGAGCTTTGCTGAATTTTTTTTAGTTCATCAGATACTTCTTTGAAATTGACATTTGCAGCCGCAGCTTGTTGTCCCAGATTCTTGAAGCTGCCAGACAACCTCGTGAGCTGTTCACCGCCCTGTTGCTTGATCCTCAGCAGCAGCTCAGTGGTTTGGCTCATTTGCGTTTGCTGTTCAGAACGGCTAGGGCAGCCATTTCCATCACCTGCACGCCTTCGAAGATGGCAACAGGATCCTTGACTGAATACAGCTTACAGAGCCATTCCAAACTCGGGTAGATCAGTCCCGTCAATCCAGCCATGCTCGTGTGCCATTGCGTCGACATGCGGATGAACATCAACACAACTTCCCAGTTCTCCTCCCAGATCTCACAGTCCTGCTGTGCAGTTTGAAGACGTGCAGCGGCGATCTGCTCTTCGCTTGCGCCAAGAGCCTTCAGGTCGGCCTCACGTTCGTCTACAACGCCGCCTTTCGCCCAGTACTCAGCGGCGGCCTTTAGTTTTTTGCCGGCGCTCCAGTGACGCTATCGGCATACGCCTGAATCAAAGCCTTCATGACGTAAGGGTCGTCACACAGCTCCTTCTTGTTCTTTTGCGTAAAAGCAATGTCTTTTCCGTCTTCGTCCTTGATGCCATCCCAGCTTTCAAGGATCCCATCAACAAGAGCATCATCACCCTTATTGACAAGATCGTTGAAAGCAGAACGGCTCATCTTTTTAAAGACTGCATCAAACGTCTGTTTTTCAAATTTGCCGCCATCAATAGGTGTTTCTACTGTGACCGGCCACTTGTAGGAAGCAGTCTTCTTGAGGACGAAGGCCATGAACAGAGATCAGGTGAACACCAGCGAAGCTTCGTTGTTGCCAGCCGTGGTGGGCAGAGCCAGGTACGGCATGGACAGCGCGATTACGCCGTTAGTATCAGCGTAGCTGCAACCGGTGATGTCTGTCTGCGCTGCGTTCAGCGTGACAATGTTGCCACCGGTGGTTCCCAACACGAGGCTGGTAGCAGCGGTAGCGGAAGCAACGGCCTTGGCAAAGTAGTCGGTGGTGCCAACAGCGGGAGCTTCAATCACAGCCGTGCCACCGGGAGCGCGGTTGGTGATCAGCACTTCTTGAGAGCTGGCGGTCTCCTTGTACAGCACCTCGTTGTTCAGCGCCAAATCAAACGATTCAAGACGAGTTGCGGTCACACCGTGGAAGGTGGCCGTGGTCATGTTGGTGTCGTTGATCTCAACAGCAGCAGCTTGGTTGGCAACGGTGAACGAACCAGACAGGGCGGTGCCGTCAGGAGCGTTGTAGATGCCGATGAATTGGAAGCTGGCAACAGCAAACTGACCGGCGGTGTAGTTGAAGCTCACGGTGCCGCGAGCGCCGGTGATCTTGTGACGGGTGCCGTCGTAGAAGCAGTAGATCGTGGCAGATTCAAACGTGGTGCTTATCGGTGCATAAGTCACCGAGGTTGAAACCACAATTGTTTGACTCAAACCACAAGCCCTCAGCAGAGGACCAAAGGCAGGAGCGGTGCCAGCAGTGCCAGAGCCACCCAACTCAACATCAAAAGTCACGCTGACGCGCTTGTTGGCAACCAGAGTGCCACGGGTCGGATTGCCAAGGAATCCTTGATAGGTAGCCGCTTGAACGTTGTCCGATTCAATCGGAGTCACTTCAAGGTTGGTCACTTGAACCGCGTCAGTACCGCCAACGGGAACCGGATCAGTCCCGTAGGTTGTCTCAATCTTCGCGATCAGAAACTTCTTCCGAGTCAGTGCCATCGGTGGTAGGAGCGGCGGGTTCTGTAATCAGTGTAAGCTTCCCAGACTTAGGGTCAAACAAATAGCTGCCGCCCACTCCGGGATTGGGAACTTCCCTTTCAATCTTAGCCATGATGTTAGGCGCTAGTTAATGAAGTCCTGCTCGTGCGATACCGCACAAGGAAGTCTTGGCTAATGATACCCAAAGGCACATCAGCTTCATAAAGACTGAAGTCAGTACGGTCAGGTGTCAAGTCAAGTGCATAACCGTTGACGGTTTGATCGGCCATCAATTTTTGATGCACCTGTTGCGTGTAGGTATCTGAATCGTCATCAGGGATAGCAGCGCGAACAAGGGTGGTGATCCTGACCCGCATCGTCCAATCCAACTTGTCGTAAAAGTTGGTGTCAATCGGTTGATCGTTGACCGGCTCCACAATGACGGCAGGCACCTCTCCGCGTGCCAAAGGCTCCACGCGGCTGCGATAAACCGTTGCACCGGTGATGCTGCTCAGGTTGCTCGCGATGCGAGCAAGGATTAACTCGCGGCGTGTGTCAGCCATGATCAGGCAGAGGCGACTTGAACAACGGTGCAGATGATGCCCGGAATGCTCGGACGAGCGAATGGACTGGTTTGTGCGGCCTCAGCGTGAATGTAGGCAGCAATGTTTGATGTTGCCCAGATCAGCTCCAAATAATCGTTGGCAACCAGCGGCAATACAAAATTAACAGTGCCAATTACGTTGCCAGGAGTGCCACCATGGCTTGCAATAACACTGAACTTGCTGTCGCTAGCAGGTACATCGCCAGCGGCGCCACTGTTGTTTTTGCGGAACCAAACATTCACGTCATGAATACTGGTGTCTGTGTTGCTGAATTGAATTGAAAAAGTCAGGCTATAAATTCCAGCGTGTTCAACAGTAATGCGTGAATTTGAAACAACCCGAACGCCTCGACTTCCAGTATCACGCTGTCTCAGATAAATCTCGGTTGGCGTATTGGCAGTTGCGGTTTGCGAGGTCTCGTCCCAAAACGAACCCCAGTAACCAGGAGACGAAAAATACGGAAGCCGGCTCCAAGTTGAAACACCATCTCCGATCTTGAGATTATTTGTTTGTGTCTCAATGGCGGCTTCACCTGGAAGCAACACAGGATTCAGTGCCGCCCAACTTGCTCTGCTGTTGACTTTGAAGACGCTGCTCATGACCTCAAAGTCAGACTTTGCTCAATAGTAATTCTGAAAAAACACCGTCATCAACAGGGCGATTCTCGCGCACGGTGTAAGACACGGAATCGACCGTAATAGAAGTGCCGCGAGCGGCAGTGCTGACATCAGAAGTCTTTGCCGTAAGCAAGTACTCCCGAGACAACGCCATACCGCCCGCGATCACATCCATAGGCGAATCCAGAATGCCAAGAAACG